TTCCAGCTCAGGCCCGAAGACGCCAGCAAAGACGACGGGATGGACAGCATCGAGGCGGGTTTGACCGAGAAAATCCAGATGATCATGGAAGGCAAGGCGCCGCCCGTGCCGAAGATCGGAATTTCCGAGCTGGACCGTGATCTGGGTGGGCTTCTACCAACAAACCTCATGCTGATCGCAGCCAGGCCCGGAATGGGGAAGACGGTGGCCGGTGTTCACATCGCTCGCCGCGCCGCCCGTCAGAAATTCGGCGTTGCAGTTTTCACGCTGGAAATCAGCAGGGAGCAATGGTTCTCCCGTCTCGTTGCCGCAGAGGCCGCAATGGGCCATCAGCAGCTCTTTTACGGCGACATCAACAACGGCAGGCTCAACCGGGAACAGTTTGAGGCCTACAAGCGCTACGCCGACGCCGCAAGGCAATTGCCAATCGAGATTGACGACACCAGCGGGCTCACCATCGGACAGATTGAGGCGCGCGCCAGGGTCATGCAACAGAGCTTTCAGCGCCGCGGTATCGAGCTTGGCGCTATCGTGGTCGATTATCTCGGGCTCATGTCAGCCGGCGACCGATACAAGGGCAGCAAGGTCAACGAGATCGGCGAGATATCGGCCGGGCTCAAGGGGCTGGCGAAAAAGCTCAACGTTTGCATGGTCGCCCTGTCCCAGCTTTCCCGAGCCGTCGAGAGCCGGGATAACAAGCGCCCGGTGCTATCCGATCTGCGCGATTCAGGATCTCTTGAGCAGGACGCAGATCAGGTCGTTTTCCTTTACCGGCCAGCCTATTACGACGAGCGAGATCCAAAGTACGGAACAGACGCGGAGTTCATGGAAATCGCCAACCGTCGCGCAACAGATCTGGAATGGATCATTGCCAAGAACCGCACCGGGCCGGTCAATACGCACACGACTTATTGCGAGATTGGCAAGGCGCATATTGCGGCTAAGACGAACTTCGGCTAAATTGCAATTGGCGGTGCCGCCCGGAGACTAGCTATCTCAATCGGGTTAGGCACTAGCGTGACAGCCGTAAGGCACCGCCGATTTTTCTCAGTCACGCTATGTCACGCGCTCTCCCATCTTGACCGCAATGGGCAGCGCCTAAAAAAGGATGCTGCTATGTCCAGCGACACTATTTCCATATCTGAAGCTCAGCTTGAAGACTTTTTCATTCAGACTTGCGATGATCGGCTTGGCCTGCGCTTTGTCGCCAGGCAGGTCCGACTTGACTGCGGAGTGATGGACGTTCTCTGTTACGCAGATGGCGTTTTCTACGTTGTCGAGCTGAAGGCGGGAGAGCTTCGCGCCGCAGATTTGGCCCAGGTCCTTGCTTACACGTGCGAGTTTAAGGCGAAACACCCGCACAAGACCATAAGGCCGCTTTTGATCGGGAGTGGCTTGCGGGACGATTTTTTGAAACATTGTTTGTCTGTTTACGACTTTGGAACAGACCATGTATCAGCTTGTGAGTATAGGCTCTATGGTTTCTGCGCTTCTAGGGGCATAGGATTCCGATGGCTTTCCCCAAAACAGAAGAAATTAGAAGATGGCAGAATAGATCATTTTTCCAAAGCTTTTAACCGCTTTAGTACCTTCAATCGAGATGAGGCCACTGCCATAGTCTTTGGGAAGGCGTTCGAGGTTTGAGCATCATGGATAAAGGTTGGATAAAACTTCATCGCCAGATGCGTAAATGGGAGTGGTACCATGACACGAATTGTGTGCGTGTTTGGGCCCACCTTCTCCTGACTGTCAATCAGGCACCAAGCAGATTTGAGGGACACGACGTTCCGCCAGGCTCAAGGGTGACGGGATATCCACAATTGGCGCAGGAGTGCGGGCTGTCTGTTCAGCAGATCAGGACCGTTTTTTCAAAGCTGAAATCGACAAATGAGATAACAGTCAACTCACAGTCGAAATTCTCAATAGTATCAATAACTAAGTGGGACGAGTTTCAGGGAGATAACAGGCAAGCAACAGGCAAAAACATAACGTGCAACGGCGAAGTCGAAAAAAATCAACAGGCATATCAACAGGCAGATTACGAACAAAATCTGTTTTCTGATCAACATGTTGGTGACGCCGATAAAGGCGAAGCAACAGGCACTCCAACAGGCTTGCAACAGGCAAGCAACAGGCAAGCAACAACATCTAAAGAAGAAGAGAAAATAAGAAGAGAAGAAGAAGGCGCGTGCGCTGCGCACGATTCCCCCACTTCCTCAAAACCCAAAAAAACTCGAACCAAAAAGTCTGCTTTTAATCACATAAACAAACCGGACGATGTCCCTCAGCAATTGTGGGATGATTTCGTATCGCTCAGAGAGCTTAAGAGGGCGAACGTCTCACAAACCGCATGGGACAGGATTTGCCAAGCAGGAGCTCGTGCGCAACTTACACCGGAGCAGACAATCACGCTGATGTGCGAGCGCGGCTGGCAAGGGTTCAACGCCGATTGGATCAAACCAGAGGATCGCCAGGCGCTATCTTCCAAGCAGGACAAGCCAAAGGACGAGCAGATCACGCTCAAGAACGGCAGGCAGGTATCGCGTCCCTTCGCTGTCAAACGCTGCGCCGAGTATTTCAGGCGCAAGGCAGCAGGCGAGATGAGCGGCAGACTGTGGGAGCGAATTGCACGGTTTGACGACGAGTACCCGCCAGATCATCGTGAGAGCGTTTATCCGGATGAGGTTGTGCAAGAGGCGAAATCGATAGCTAGGAGTTGAGATGATGGAATGGCAACCGATAGAGACGGCGCCGAAGGATGGGAGCGAATTTCTGGCCTATGACAGCAATTCTGAAAAATGCGACGTCTGCCACTGCATACTGTTGGGTGGCTACCCAAGATTGGTGCAAGTCCAATTCGATGCGGAGCTTGGCCCGCTAGAAGATGAGTTTGGTTACCGGACAGAAAACATCACCCACTGGATGCCCCTCCCGGAGCCGCCAAAATAGCTCTTGCACGCTGCCCCGAGTGTGGTAGTCTGAACGTGCAAACAGGAAAGGGAATGGAAATGGCACTTGAAGGAAAACAAATTGGCGGTGGATATGCTGAGGTTGGCGTGATGGCCAAGAAAAGCTCAATCCTGGAAGGCATGGCAAGCGACCTGGAGCGCAGCCTCTCGAAGCTTTCCTCGATTGATTACCGCGTCGAGAACGTGATTGCCTCGCTTGAGGGAACGCCGACATCAGACAACGCAAAGGGCGAAGAATCTCTTCCGGCGTCGAAGGTCGACCGGATCAACGAAGGGCTTTCCACGCTTCACCGACTGATCGACAGTTTGGGCGAGCGTGTGAGCTATCTGGAAACGCTCTGAGCAGAAACGAGGGAACAAGCCATGAAAAAGATCGAAGTGCCGGCCTGGCTGTTTTTTGCCATGTGCGTGATGCTGATTGCCAACGGCGTTTTTAATCTGTTCGCTATCTGAGCAAACATGACGCGATTGAAAGGACAGACGATGACAGAGACGAGATTTACGTCGGATAGTATGGAGATTGCCAAATTTCATCCGGATGGGACCATAGAGTTTTCGGATCAATTAACTCCGAAAGAGGGCAGCGAAAAGGCTTGGGAACTTCTGAAGGAAATGGCCGACAGGCACAATGCCTTGAGCAGGGCGGCGCCGGAGCTGTATGAGGCTTTGCTGATCACGATGCAGCGCCTAGATAGCGCCAATCACGATTCCTTCGACGGCGTGTGGCCGACCGAGGAAGACTTCGAAAAAGAGACCAAGGAAGCCAGAGCTGCTCTGGCAAAGGCGCGGGGTGAGCAGTCATGACCCCCTTCATCGCATTCCTCATCGGCTTCGCGCTGGGCGGAGCAATCGTGCTCTGGCTGCTGTACGGCATGGCGAACCAGCTTTCACTCGCAACGAAGAACGGAGATCGGTGATGGCCCTTATCCCGCTCAAAGACGCCGACGAGGTCGAACGCGCCATGTGTCTCAGCCTGAGACGGCCGCGCAATCCGGAGCGCTATCAGCGTGTGATTGAGGCGTCATCGGCACGGCATCAGGCGTTCATGCAATCCAGACAGGCGAAGGACGAAGCCAAAAAGATGGCAGAGGATAGGCCAACACTGATCATCGACGTAACAGCACGCTATGGCTTGGTCCATGAAGCTCTGCCGTGGGTTCATTCCATCGAGGAAATCAAGGTGGAGAGCGACGACCAGTTGGTTAGCGTTCCGGAAAGGCCGATTATCAAAATCCACGACATCCAGGCCGAAGTCTGCCGAGCGTTCGAAATCAGCCGGAACGAGTTTGTATCGTCACGGCGCCAAAGGAAGCTCAGCCGCGCCCGCCAGATATCGATGTACCTCTGCAAGGTCATGACATCTGCCTCGTATCCGCTGATCGCCAAGCATCTCGGCAACCGCGACCATACGACAATCCTGCACGGTGTGAGGAAAATCGAACGGCAGATGGTCGTGGACCAGGTTCTCGAACAGGAAGTCAGCTTCATTCGACGTCGCATCGAATTGCGCGTGTGGGGAAATTCTGAAAAAACCAATTGGCACGCGCCATGAGCGATATTTTGATGGCAATGGCAGACGACGCTTTCGTTGTGCTGAATTGGGCGCGGCGCGAGGGCATGAAAAAAGATAAGCAGCTTGAGCAGGTTGTCGCGGCGTTCGAGAAGACGTTGAAAGACCGTGGCATTACGCTGAGCGAGGGTGACGGCAAATGAAAACCAGCACCAAACTGGTCAACGCTATTGCAGGCTGCTGCATATGCGGCGGAGAAATGGCTCGCTGGGACGGTCCAAAAGCAGCAATCCGCGCCATGGATCACCACGAAACAACAGGCCACCAAACGTGGCTGCAGTTCACCGAGCATCGCAAATTTGGCGAATCCAAAGAAAAGAATGGTAGGCGAAATGGATGAGAAACTGGACTTTTCTGGTCAGATCCTGAAGGCAGCTCGTTTGGGCGCTGGTGACGAAATGGCTCAAGTGCAGGACGAATCGCGCGCCCGCTATTACCGCGGAACCACAAAGCCAACACAGCCCACGCAAGACCTCGCCAAAACCTGCCAGACCATGATCGACCGGCACACGGCGGCGTTGCGCGAGGTGATCACCGACATCGGCACGAAGCAGCTTGAAGCCCAGCGCGTTCAGGCCGAGATCGAGGCATTGACCGCCAGGCGCGGCCGGATCGAACGTGAGCTTTCCGGTGCCCGGGCTGCAATGGTGGCGATGAACAGCGGGGACGTGTGATGACCGGACCAATAGCCGCCGCCCTGTCGCTTCTTGCTGTCGGCTCTTTCGCCGTCGTGTGGCTGGAGCTGCGGGCGGTGCGGATGATGGGAAAACGATAAGATTTTCTGCGTGTAGCTCAGCCTGGTAGAGTACCGGACTTAGAATCCGGTTGTCGCAGGTTCAAATCCTGCCACTCAGACCAAAGACAGCGCAGCCGGCGGTCGCTTCGAATAACACCGGCCAGCGCGGGGCCTGCGGGTCCATGAGTTACATAGGCTCTGCTCCTCCCGCCCAAGAAGGACCTTGATGTGGTGCCCGGATCGTCCGGTAGTTCCTGTGTCTTGCGAACCCTTGGAGACGGCCCCGCGCTCTTTCAATCTCGGTTGGGATTGGGTATAGTTGAGATAACAGTTTCGCTCTGTAACAGAGGTCTCCAGTGTGTGGCACTGCCAACGGTTCGGCGTTGGTCCCCGAACGGATAGCAGAGCGGATTTATTCGCCAGTGATGGCAAACAAGATCAGGCGTTTGGGCCTGATTAGACTGGAAGATGCTTTCGCAGGCTAGACGGTCGAGCTAAATGTCATGGGAGCTGCGGATGACACCACGGAAAGACGTGGACTTATTCGCCCGAATGGGCAACGAGATCGGTGCATAGCAGATCGAGCGTTTTGATTTGGTGGCCTCGCCAGTCAAACGGACAAACAGCTAAGAGGCGCACCGAAACTAATTGCTGCGAAGGGTTGGCTCGTCTGCGCCTTCTTCTGACCGCAGCAGCCTGTCGTGTTCCAGGCCGGGAGCGGCGGTTTCTTCGTTTGTTGCTATCCAATCATCCTTGCATTATCCTGTCGACATCGGTGCAGGTGGCCGAGTGGTTTAAGGCGACCAGCTCTTAGATGGGCAGCAGAAATGTGGTGGCGCAAGTCCGTGGGTTCGAATCCCACTCTGCACCGAACCTAACCAGCGCTCAAACCGCGGACGGGACACAAGATGTCGAACAATCTCAAAAGGACAGCAGGGCCGGGCCGCCCCAAAGGCTCACGCAACAAGACGACCGTGGCGCTTAAGGAGGCAATCCTGGCAGCCGCCGAAAAGCACGGCGAGGACGGCAGGGGCAAGAACAAGCTCGCCGGGTATTGCTTAAAGCTGGCGAAGGAAGAGCCAAAGGCTTTCGCGCAGCTTCTCGGCAAGGTCCTGCCGATGCAGGTAACGGGCGAAGATGACGGGCAGATCAAGGTCGTTATCCAACGTTTCAGCGACAGCTAGAGCCTGGCTTTGGCATCCATCATACTCCCAAACAATTGGCAGCCACGAGACTATCAGCGCCCTATGTGGGACTACCTGGAGCGTGGAGGAAAGCGAGCGATAGGCATCTGGCATCGTCGGGCCGGCAAGGATGACGTTCTGCTCCATAGGGCCGCCGTGGCAGCTTTCGAGCGCCCAGCCACATACTGGCACGCGCTTCCCGAATACAGTCAGGCCCGCAAGGCTCTTTGGGCCGCAGTCAACCCGCATACTGGAAAGAGGCGGATTGACGAGGCGTTTCCGCATGAGATCCGGGAGACGACGAACGAACAGGAAATGTTCATCCGCTTCAAAAACGGGTCTACATGGCAGCTTGTCGGATCTGACCGCTATAACAGCCTTGTTGGCGCCGGGGTCGCTGGCGTGACGTTCTCGGAGTGGGCTTTGTGCAATCCTTCTGCATGGGGCTACATTCGGCCAATGATGGAGGAAAACGATGGCTGGGCGGCCTTCATCACCACGCCTAGAGGGAGAAACCACGCAAAGGCGATGTACGACATGGGCATGTCAAACCCAAAGTGGTTTGCGCAGTGCCTTAGCATCTCAGAAACTGGCGCTCTCACCCCGGAACAGCTTGACGACAGCATTGCCGAATATATTTCGCTCTACGGCGAGGACCTGGGCCGGGCTCAGTTCGAGCAGGAATACCTTTGCAGTTTCAACGCGGCAATCCTCGGCGCCTTCTACGCCCGAGAAATGGTTGCTGTCAGGAAAGAGGGGCGTATCAGTGAAATTCATCCAATTCCTAACCGGCCTGTTCATACGGCTTGGGACATCGGCGTGCGAGACGACACGTCAATCTGGTGGTTTCAGGTTGTCGGAGGTCAGGTGTTCATACTTGACTGCTACTCGGCGTCGGGCGCGGGTGTTGATCACTATGCGGACATATGCCATCAAAAGCCATGGCAGCGAGGCAGAGATTTTGTTCCGCATGATGCCAAGGTGAAGGAATGGGGAACCGGCCGGACGCGCGTCGAGACCATGCAGTCCATGGGCCTGAACCCGTTTCTTGTGCCTGGCGCATCGAAGCTGGACGGTATCAACGCGGTGCGTCGGACGCTGCCGCGGTGCGTGTTCCACCCGCGTTGCGAAGATGTCGGAATATCGGCACTTGAACAATATCGCCGTGAATGGGATGATGAGCGCAAGTGTTTCAAGGCAAGTGAAGTGCATGACTGGTGCTTCGTTGGTGAAACTGAAATTGCAACACGTTACGGAATGTGTCAGATTAGGGATCTACCTGAAACAGGAGAGGTTCTGACGCCATGCGGCTGGAAACGATACATTCACCCGAGAATCACCAGGAAAAATGCCCGACTTGTGGCGGTGGAGTTTGCAGACGGCCTTACGGTGAGATGCACGCCGGATCATTTGTTCATGACGGACAGCGGGTGGATATCCGCAGAGTGCCTCGTGAAGGGTTCGTTGATACAATCGTGCTTGACGCCATCACGCAGTATTTCAATGGCACTCTCTACCGCATCTACCCGAGCGATCGATATTTCGCGAAAGGTGGTTCGAGGCTTCACAGAGACGTTTGGCAAGACGCATTTGGCGCAATCCCTCATGGGTGCCATATCCACCATCGGGATGACGACCCAGCCAATAACCAGATCTGGAATCTGGAATGCTTGCCGCCTGAAGACCACATGCAGGAGACCCTTGCAAGCCGACGCGGCAGAGGGTGGAAATCTAAGTTCAATCAATCTGCACGAGAGCGTGCGGCGGATTGGCATAGGTCTGAAGAGGGTCGTCTTTGGCACAGCCGACAGGCAAAAAAAAGCAAATCCTGGACAAAGTGGAAACGAGAAGAAAAGCCGTGCCTCAATTGCGGAGAGGTGTTTCATGCGCTTGTTCGGAAGGGCAATTCACAGAAATATTGCTCCGAGAACTGCAAAATGGCAAACTATCGAAAGCGTAAAGCCTCTGGAAAGAAGTGAGGATGTGTGGTGTATTACCGTTCCAGGGGTTGAGGCATTCGCGCTGAGCAACGGTGCAGTGGTCCATAATTGTTCACACCTTTCCGATGCCTTCCGTTATCTGTCGCTTTCCTGGAAGCAGGCGCCGACAGAACGGGACGAACCTAAAGTGGCTCAGCCACGCGGAACCGTCGTCATTGGCCCGCCCGAGCCGCAGAGCAAGAAACGGATTGTGATATGAGGAAGTTTCTCAAAGCTATTCATCGGCGGATTATCATTGCATCGCCGCACTGCACGCTCTGGGTAAGCTCTGGCTGGAATGTGGACGCTTGGCACTTCCGGTTCTATCCTGCTTGGAAAATCACCGGACAAGATTACGTTGAGGCGCTTTGATGCAGACCGAAGGCGACAATATGAAGCTGGAGGCGATCCGAAACATGGTCGTAGAAGAGCTGTGCGGTGAATGCCCGATTACTGGATATCCAGTAAATGCAATGGGCGATCTTGCTTTTGGATGCCGTGGCCTCATTCACACGTTTCCGAAACAAGCAGCTATTCGTTTGGGCGCTGCCGGGGTGTCGGGAAAGATCCGTGATGCTATCAATGAAAAGGCTGCGTAATGGACACCGAAGGCGACACTCCGGCAGAAAAGCAGGAAACACCGACCGACGCTCGCCCATGGCTGGCCGAGATCGACCGGTCAACGCGCTATTTCCAGACGTACAACGAGAAGTGCGACAAGATCGATGATCTGTATGCCGATCTTGAAGCGCTGGCCGATTCCGGTGGTGACCGGGAGCTGCAAATCTTCTGGGCAAATCTGGAAGTGCTCAAGCCGTCCGTTTATGCCCGCCCTCCTGTTCCGGTCGTCTCTCCAAAGTGGAAGGACATGAAGGAACTGCCGCGCAAGGCTTCCGAGATTCTTGAGCGCACGCTGATCAGCACCTTTGACCTGGAAGACATTGACGCGACCATGCGCCTCATTCGCGACGACTTCGTGATCAATGCCAGGGGAGTTCCGTGGATCAGGTATGAGGCAGCTGGCGGCCCGGAAAACTACTTCTCGGAAAAGGTCTGCATCGAGCACTTGGATCGCGGCGATTTCCTGCATTCCATCGCGCGAAAGTGGAAGGAAAACTGGTGGGCGGCGCGTGGCGCATGGCTCACGCCGGAACAGATGCGCAAGCGGTTCCCGAAGTCCAAGGGCTTCAACATCCAATACACCGAGCGCCAGATAGGAAGCGAGGGCGAGGAAACGGGCATCAAGAAGGCCCGCGTCTGGGAGATCTGGTCAAAGACGGACCGCAAGGTGTTTTTCGTCACGCCAGGCGTTGAAGACTGTCTCGACGTGCAGGACCCGTGGCTTGACCTGGAAGGGTTCTTCCCCTGCCCACGCCCGGCTTATGGAACGATCAAGCGCCGCACGCTTCTGCCAGTTCCGGATTTCGTCTATTACAAGGATCAGCTTGAAGAGATCAACGAGCTGACGGCGCGCATTTCTGCACTGGCTGAATCCCTGCGCATGAAAGGTCTGGTGCCTGGCGGTGGCGACATTGCCGACGCTGTAGATCTTGCAATGTCCGATCTGGATAATCGCGCGCTGCTCGTGCCGGTCAAGAACTTCGCCGCATTTGGTGCTGCGACACTCAGGGACAGCATCGTTTGGCTGCCGATTGAGAAGGTCGCTCAGGTCATTCGAGAATTGGTAGAACTGCGCCGGCAGATGATCGATGACGTGTATCAGGTCACCGGCCTGTCGGACATCATTCGCGGTGCGACCGATCCGAACGAGACTTTGGGCGCCCAGCAGCTCAAGAGCCAGTGGGGCAGCGTCCGCATTCGCGACCGGCAGCAGGAGCTTGTCAGGGTGGCCCGTGACATCGGCCGCATTGCCGGGGAAATCATCGCCGAGAACTTCCAGCCGCAAACGTTCATGGAAATGGCTCAGCCGGACATCAAGACCCGCCAGCAGGTCGCTCAGGAAGTCCAGATGATCCAGCAGCAGGCGCAAGAGGTAGCGTTTTCGCAGCAGGGTCAGCAGATGGCCTCCGAGAACCCGGAAATGGCTCAGCAGGCCGTCCAGAAGGTTCAACAGCAAATCCAGGAACTGCAACAGACGATCACGCTTGAAGACGTGGTTCAGCTGCTCCGCGATCAGAAGATGCGGACATTCATGCTGGACATCGAGACGGATTCGACCATCCAGCCGGACGAGGATTCCGACAAGCAGCGCCGGACAGAGTTCCTGACCGCACTCGGCTCGACCATGGCGCAGCTCGCGCCGATGGTGGCACAACAGCCGAAGTCTGCCGAGTTTGCCGGTGAAGTGCTGAAATTCGCAGTAGCGCCGTTCCGCGCTGGCCGTGAGCTGGAAGGCGCGATTGAACAGTTTGTCGAGGACTCGAAGAGCGTAGCCAACCAGCAGGACCAGAAGCAAGACCCGGAAGTGATGCGGGCTCAAGCTGAAATGCAGATGAAGCAACAGCAGTTCCAGCTTGATACGCAGATTGAGCAAAAGAAGCTGGATCTGCAAACGGCAGACGGGGAATCCAAGGCGCGGATTGAGCAGGAAAAGCTTGAGATGGAGCGCCAGAAGCTGGAACTTGAGCAGAGAAGGCACGAGCAAGATATGATACAGCGCGAAAAGGAACGCGAGGCCGGTCTTAAGAGCGAGCTAGTGAAAGCTGGCTTCCCGCCTGATTATTCATTCGACCAGGACAAAGAACAAATGTCTGCGATGATGGCGCGAATAGAGCAGTCGGACGCAGCCATGGCGCAGATGATTTCAATCGTCAGTGAGAACCAGTCTGCAATCGTTCAAGGCCTTTCGGAGCTAGCGAAGGCAATGACGGCGCCTAAGCGTGTGGTGCGAGACGCAGCTGGCGATGTTGTCGGCGTAGAGATGGACCGCGGCGATGAGTAACGTTGTCAAACTCGAGCGGCCTGCTTTGCCAGCCGTGCGGTCCAAGATTGTTTCTTATGGCCTTGTGCGGGACAGCAGCGGGCGCCCCAAGATCGATGATCCATGGACTGTCCCATTGCCGATAATCAATATGCTGACGGATGATGACTGGCGCAACATGAGCGCTTCCATGCGCGCTATTCTTGAAGGGCGGAAATAATGGCTATCACAATCACCAC